GCCAGTCAGTCGCTCATGAGGTCCCTCCACTTGAGAGTATGCTTGTTACCGCATCAGTTAAAGCCAGAGCATTAAGAGGCAAGATTGTCCCATGTGATCAAGATAAAGGTTGCGGAGATGACGAGCTTCCAGTGTCAGAGATGGATGTGATAGATGACATCATCGAAAGACTAATGATCGAGAAGGAAGTCTATGCATTGAATGCATTGCTTGACTCTGCAAAATACGGAGCAAACGCAGAATCATTTCTAGGAAACGAGTTCAACATTTCTGGCGGTGCGCATGTAACTCAAGTTCTATCAAAAAAACTTTGTGACTCATACAAGCCATACAATAAAGCAGTTATCTCGGCTGATGTTTGGTGCCGGATCAAGTATGAGCCTGAATTACTTGGTAATATCAATAGCCGTGGTGCTATCACAACTCAACAGTTTGCTGAGCACTTTGGATTAGATGCTGTTTATATTGCAGACTCGTGGCAAGATATAGCATCATATGGTCAGCCTCAAGATATCCAAAGACTTGCCCAGAATTTTATTCTCCTATACCACGACAGTGATTCTTTCAGTTTGAATAGAAAGAAGGGTGCAACATTTGCGTTCGAAGGGGTTTATTACAAGCCAGAATATAGCCAATTACTAAAGAGCTACAATGGTAGCGCATTCTACGTGAGAAAGCACGGAGTAGAGCAAGAAGGACTTTATGGTGACAATGAATTTATTGTCGCTGGAAACGAAAGCCAGTTAATTGTAACTGACTACAGTCTAGGGTGCCTACTTACAGACGTTGTTGATACTACAATTTCTGGAGTATTTGAGAACTATTAATAAGGAGACGTTATGAGCGAAAATAAAGTTACCGAAGGCGTATTGCTAACAAATATCACATTCAAAGTTGAAGGTGGGAAGGATGGCAAGGAGTCCATTTCAAAAACAATCAAAAGCGGGACAAAGGTCTCGGCGAAGGACTTGCCAACTGGTCAATTCGAAAAGCTTTTTGAACGTGGAAGAATTAAGCCTTTCCCAACAGGCGAAAAGAAGAAGATTCTCAAGCCAGAGGTAAAACCAGAGTAATAAATGTTTTGCACTATAAGAGATATGGTGAATAGGTTCGGTTACAAGGAGATGAACTGCTTAGCTCATCGACAAGAACCGAACCCATCATCTTTCTCAGAGTACGGAATTGACAAGTACATAGAGGGCGATTCCCTAAACCCAGACGCCATCAGTACTGACACAATGCTAACAACAGCAGACGTGAGAGTGCTGTCAGCAATAGAAGATGCTTGCTCTGAAATAATGTTCAGTATTAGCTGCTGTTTTGACTCGGCTTACATTAAAACAATATTCGATAATGGTGGATATTTCCCACGACTAAGAGCCTGGTGTGTTGATGTGGCAAGGTATCGCTTGTATGATAATATTAGGCTAGATAGTCATGACGGCGAAAACGACCATGAATCATACCGTCGATATAGCCAATTCAAGAAAGACATCAAAACTCTGTGCGACTGTGGAAAGCTCCTAAGCGACCAATTTGCAGAAGTACCAAGATTATATAAGTATGTTTCCGAAGTAGAGAGCCTAAGCGACTGCATACCACAGGATTTTTGCTGTGAAAGAGATTGTGAATGTTAGAGTTTTTGGAAAAGTTAGGCGTTTACATTGCAACCTATCAGTCAGTTATAAGTAGAGGTATCAGTGTAATAATTAAATCAGACTATAGAGCTATCGATGAGGATAGTGAATATGGTGAGGGCATTTGGCTCATTCCTTTTAATTCAAGATCAACCGGAAACAGAACATTACATAAGTGCAAAATAGAGCAAGACTTTACTTTTCTTATTGCTTGCGTTGCAAGCTGTCCGTCGAACACAAGGAATCAAATAGAAGTATCAATGAGTCCAGGCGGTGAGTATTACCTCAAGGGGCCTTTGAAAGACGCCAGTGAGATTTTTAAAATAGTTAGAGATGCTGTGGCTGATTTTGCTGAAGAGACAGGCGAAGGTGTATACCTTGACGGACTAGATCGTGATCCTGTTGAGCACAACAACCACTCGCATCTTGTATTAAGATTGCGAACAAAAATCTATATATAGGAGCTTACATGAGCCAAAACCTAGAAGACCTCTGTTGTATCTTAACAAGGGGAAATGTAAAAATTGCTGAATATCCTGACACGTGCCCAACTGATGAGCACACAATGCCTGATGGGTTGATAGACCTTGGTCACGTTCAGAGGCTGTCTATGCCGCAGGAGCGCAAGGAGATTTCAAAGCCATCAAGTAAGGACCTTGGCGGTACAGCTTGCTATCTTTCATGGATTGATAAAACAAGAATCAGCCTTGCATTAAACTGCGTAACCATTGAGGCTTTAAAAATTGCATTCCAGGGCGCTAAGGTTACAGAGCTTTCTGGGTCAATTGTTGCAGAGCCGCATGAGGTAGTTAGTCTTTGTGATCTTATCTCATTGAATAGAATTCCAGACACGTCGATTGCAATTTCTGTGTCGCTCCAGGGTGGTGGACCGTTGACTCTTGGAACTGACTATAAACTAAATAATGGTCAAATTCAAATCCTAGAAACGGGATCACTTGTTATTGGAAACGTGATTGAGGTTTCTTATACCTACAAAGACATCGTTAGAGTTGAAGGGCTACTTGGGGAATCAAAGGAATACGTACTAGTCATTGACGCTCTAAATTACGGTGATAACAAACACCCACTTAGGTTCGTTGCTAGAAAGGTTAGGTTTACCCCAGTTGATGAGTTCTTACTTTTAACGGCTGACGAAGACGGATTTGTTACTCTTAACTTAGAGGGTGAGTTAATTGAAGACGATTGCGTTAGCAGCGATGGAGTTAGTAAATACTACTATATTGAATGGAGCAAATAATTGTCTATCACCGACCGATGCTGTTCGATTATCTATGGAGAGGCATACCTCTCAACGAACACTAGGGTTGGTGGGTTTGGTCGAAGCTTTGGACTTAGTTTTGGGCGAGGTCATGAGTCTAGTAACCTTGGTCAAAGCCTTGGTGATATTGAAATTGCCGAGATAAGTCCAGAGCATAGCTTCATAAAAAGATTTGGTCATTGGAATAACAAAGTTGTTCCAACTTGTGTGCATTCTAGATTTGGAGAGGTTGGAATAAATATAACTTTTCTATGCCTAAACAGAGAAGTATTAATCAATGCGCTTTATGCAAACTCAAATCAAGTAATAGACTCGGGATCATCAAGAGCTGAGCAGTTTTATATTGGTCCAAATGGTCTAGTTAGTGGTGAGTTCATTAGGCTTGCAAACTTGCCAGCTATAAAGGGGAGCATTGTAGTAAAGCTGGTAAGCGGAGTCATTGAGACAACTTTACAAGAGAGAATTAACTACAAGTCAACAAGTTTCGGAATTGAGCTAAGATCGAATTTCACAACAGCTGACGGCGAGTATCTAAAAATTGAATACACTAGCGAGGGTAGTAAAACATGCTTTGACGCCCTTGAATATAGACCTGAACCAGTAAAGTTAACATTTCTCGGATACAATGGAGCAGATGAGAGAGAGCGGATAATGGTTGATGTGTGGAATGTATTATTTTCGCCAGCATCGGTATACAAAATAATTGAGAATGACCCAGGATTTGAATCGGTAACACTGCAAGGAATATTAGTCCCGGACATGCGGAGTGAGCACCCACTATTTAGGACATGCATAATGGAGGTATCAGAATGAGTACACTTGATGAAGCATTGGCAAAGTCCAAGGTCGTAGAGATTGAGGGTTATAAAATTACAGTCAATAAGTTCAAGGTTAGTCAGTTTCCGCAAGTGAAAAAAGAGTGGGAAGAAATAATATCATGCAAGTCCGATGATTTTATAGAACAAAGGTTCAATGAATGCTCAAACCTATCAACGCTTTCGACTGGTTTTGACATTGACAAGTTTAGCAATATATCGAGTTCAATGATGCTTTTTAGCGAGGTTATTAGCTTTAATGCAAGTTTTTTTTTCGAAATTCGGACACTAGAGAACATGCGGAAACAATCGAGCAGCTCGCAAAAATCGCAAGAAAAGAGCAAGCAAAAAGAGACTCATGCGAATCAATAGAGGATGTTATATCGAGACTGTGCGAAAACGGGCACAAGTGGGACTGCATAAAAAATTATACGCTAGATGAGGTTAATATGTTTAATAAATCGATATTGGCAAATAAAAACAGAGACCGACAATTTCAAATGATTGCAATTAGGTCTTCTTTCTCATGCGTAATGAGCGGAGATAATTCTTTTGAAAAAATTTTTAAATCGCTAGAGGTGTGAAATGGCTAGAGGAATAAAAACAAACTACATAACAGATGAAGAGATTTGGACAGATGACGGAAATAAGTCATTTAAACACTCCGACTATGACGGGATAAGTATATGCGTGTCTGGGTTCAACGTTTCTGCTCCAGTGTCGCCAGTTTATGGTGATGCCTATATTGATATAGGTGGGCAACTGTTTATTAGAAACAACACATCTGGATGGGAACTATATCAACCTAGTAGCGGCGCTAGAATAATTGATAAATCAAATGGCAGAAAATACTACTATGATGGCTCTGCCTGGATTCCTGACCCATCAACTGTGATAACTGGCAATGCTGCGCCATCTGGGACTGCTTATATGAGTGGTCAGCTATACTATGACACATCTTCACCAGTATGGGTTGAATACGTTTTCATCAACGGTTCGTGGGTTGAGTCTGGCAATAGTTTTGATAGTGCATCCGGTGAGTTTTCATCCGAGGTAGTAGATGAGTCGATTATAGTTAATCAAGCCGGTCATGGTTTTTCAGTTTTAAATGAGGTTTACATAAGTGGATCACTTGCATTTCTAGCTGATGCATCTGATCCGTTGAAATTTCCTCAATATACAATTTCAGAGGTCATTGATTCAGATAATTTTAAAATAAAAAACAGAGGAAGAGTAATAAAGCCGAGTCATGGCTTGGTGGTTGGCGAATATTATTCAAGTGACCCGTCAACGCCAGGAGGGGTAATATTATCAGCAGCAATTGTCACTGGACAATATGACTGCCCATCTTTTCATGTAGTTGACGCTGACACAGTTGAGCTTTTAAATATAAGAAGACCTGAACTGATTGAGGATGTATTGGGTGCTATCGAGTTCGATATCATAGAGGTTAAGACACTTAATACAGATGTAAGTGCGGCTGGAACCATAGCATCAGTAAGCTGGACCGATCTAATTCCAGGCGAAGAGTATGTCCTAGATGTATTCATGAAGCACAAAACTAACGATGGTAATTTTTCGTATATCACAGTATTTCAGAATGGGTCTAGCTTGGGGCTGATCGCAGAGGATGTGAACAACGCATCTATAGGTACTAGTACTACAGGGAAATCAATAGCATTTACAGCGACAGGTGTCGGACCATTTACTGATTTATCAATTACGGCGGGGGGGACATTAGATGCTAACCACGCAATCCTAAGCGGAAGTACGTTTAAGCTTACACGTATAAAGTCTAACATATCAGCTCTTGGAGTAGATTTTGTATCGTCAAGTTCTGGGGCAGCTGACCAAAATAAGAGCGTTAAGCTAGATCAATTCGGACGACTTGATAAAAGCTTTGACTCAGGTAAGAACTTTATTTACTGCACAAAATCCGCAACCGTTGCGATTGCATCAACTACTGTAACGACATTTAACGCTGACACAGTAGTATATGACGATAGCGGAGTGTGGGATGGCTCGAGCGTATCTAAGCTAGTTACAGGGGCAACGACATGGGCGTACACAATCCCAAGGACTGGAAGGTACGAATTTAGTGTTGCAGCTACAATTAATGATATATCCACAGAGGGATTTTATTGCCTTGGGCTTGGGTATCTTGATGCGGTAGAGATTTTTAGAACTAATCAGGCAAGAAGAGGCTTGGACGTTGCCGGAAGCTCAGCCCATATCGCAAGAACAATCACGATTGAATGTACTGCTGGGCAGGAGTTTACATTCGGCGTATTTGTAAATACGTCCGGTTGTACTATGGGCGGATTTGATAAGTATAACTTTGTTCAAGTTAGGGAGATATAATGAAAAAGATATTTCAAAATGGTGAAGTTTTAGAGAGAGATGATTTATCTGCTGGCTATGCAATCGAGTTCGGAGCAGTTGAGATAACGAGCGATAAGCAGGAAAAAGAATTATTAAAAGAGTATGAATTGATTTCGGCAAAAAATGAAATAAGAAAAAAGGTTGAAGCACTACTTGATAATAGTGACGTACTTGCATTCCTTGAAGGTGTAGCAAATAAGGTTAAATAGTGCCAGCAAATGACTTCAGAACACAGTTAGTAATTGAGGCCAAGACTAAGGGTGCACCTGAGGTTAAGAAACTTAATAATGAAATAAAGCTAATCAAGAATAACGTAGATTCACCGACTAAAAACGAATCATTTAAAAGCATAGAGAATGGAGCAGCTAGCGCAGCATCATCTGTTAGCAAGGCTTCTGGCGCAATACGTGGGGTAATATCTTCGCTTGGAAAGATTGGCATAAGTGGTGCTGCTATCGGAATAACTGGCGTAGGGACTGCAATAATTGCAGCTGGAGCTGCAGCAATAAAGTCAATTGATGAGTTTATACCATTTCAGAAAGCACTTAAGGAGATTGAAACAATTGGCGGCGATGTGTCGGCAAGTTTGCAAAATAGCTTTCTTGATCTTGGTGCAGAGTTTGGTACAGACGCAACAGCTCAGGCTAAAGCTTATTACCAGATCGTTTCTGCTGGAATAACTAACCAGGCAAGAGCATCAGAGGTGCTCAAAGCATCAAACGAGGTCGCACTTGGAGGGATATCGGACATTGGGAGTGCAATAAACGTGGTGACTGACATCTTGAACGTTTATGGTCAAGATGTCATAACAGCAACAGAGGCTAGTGATTCTCTATTTCAAACAGTGAAACTTGGAAAGACAACAATGCCAGAGCTTGCATCAACGCTTGGGCAAGTTCTTCCGTCAGCTAAAAATCTAGGAATAAGTCTCGATGAGGTAAACGCAGCGCTTGCGGCGATGACTACTCAGGGGTTAACGACGTCTGAGCGAGTTACGCAGCTTAACGCTTTATTTACTGCCATCATTAGAACAAATGGCAAGCTGGGCGATGGGCTAGATGCTAATGCGTTAAGAACGAAGGGGCTGTCTGGATTCTTGACTGACTTAAATGAAAAATACAAAGGAAACTTCGACGCTCTTGTTCCGCTACTCGGTAGAACTGAAGGTTATCGTGCCGTGCTTGCATTGACCGGAGATAACTTAAGCGTAGTCAATAGGAACCTTGATGAGTTCAAGGGAAAAGCCGGGGCGAGTGCATCTGCCGCAGAAAAAATGGCAGACAGCCTAGATATCAAAAAGAAGCAGCTCCAGGAAGAGTGGAATGCGCTATATAAAGCATTTGGCGAAAAGCTATCACCGGCAGTTGAGGACTTTACTGATGCTACAAGGGAGGCTGTTCATTGGCTAAGGGAGTTATTCACAACGTCACCGAGCGAGTCTGTTGACCAAATATTAAAACTAGAGTCACAAATGAGTGCACTGGTTGAGCGAAGAGGCGAAATAGATAAGATGATTTCGTCATACAATAGCCTATCAGATGCCCAAAAAGCATTTGCCAGCGGAGAGCTTGCAAGGCTTGAAAACCAGAAACAGTTAATCAGCAAGCAACTAGAAAGCCTCAACAAGGAAAGAAATGACATTGCAAAATCCATTTCCAGCGGCGAAGAATTTGGACCGGCAGTAACGACAAAGGTGCAATCAAGCGACGGCAAAGCTCCAAAAATTGTAGACATAGAGGAAATAAGGAAAGCGAGAGATGAAGCCAATAAGTTCAGAGAGGTAATACTAAAGCTAAGAGAAGAATCGGCTAAGCAATCTGGGCAGTCATCTTTTCAATTTTCAGAAAAAATACTAGAAGAGCAAAAGCAGAAACTAATTGAAAGCGCAAAGAAAACACTAAAGGGTAAAGAGCTTCAAGATGCAATCGGCACAATAGAAGCAAGCTTCAAGTTAAGAGCCGAGCAAACAAGTCTAGAGGACACTGTAAATCAAATAAAATATTCACTAGACCAAGGACTTGAAGACATCAATATCGACTCACTTAACTCATTAATAGACCAGATGAATAGTGTTGAAGGAGTGTCTAGGGATACGATTAGAAGTGTTGAGTCAGCTCTTCGGTCGGCGATAAAGTCTATCTCTGACCCTGAATTAATCAACGCGCTCAATGCATCACTTGAAAAAGTTAAGATTGAGGTTTCTGGCACGAACGATGAGTTTAAGAAATTAAAAGATGAAGGTCTTGATATTGTTAAAAATGAGACTGTTGATTTTTTTCAATCGATAACAGACGGAACAAAGAGTGCAAGTGAAGCCTTCGAGGATTTCGCAAAGAGTGTTATTAAGAGCATTCAGAGGATAGCTCTACAGAAGGGGATCGAGGCTATATTTAAAGGATTCGGGGCAAAGGACGGTGGTGCAATTGTGCAACAATTTGCCAGCGGTGGGTCGGTTATCGGTCCAGGAACAGGGACAAGCGACAGCATTCCGGCAATGCTATCAAATGGTGAGTTTGTAATGACAGCAAGGGCTCATAGGTTTTATGGGACAGACATAATGAGCAGGATAAATAAGACAGAGGTCCCAAGGGATCGTGTTAGAAGATTTGCTGATGGTGGAAGTGAGTCTCAGTTTTCGGACAAGAGTAACAGTGGATCAAAGGTTACTGTGAATATAACAAATAATACTTCATCACAAGTTAGCGATAGTGTAACAACAAAGCAAATAGGCGACTCCCTTAGTATTGATATAGCTCTTGAGGATACGATAAGAAGGGGCGGTTCTGGAGCAAGGGCGCTTGAGAGAACATATGGGCTAAGGAGGGCTGGAGCATGATTGACATACCAGACAATATAGTTCTTACACCTGATTCATACGCAGAAACAGTATTGGGTGGTGTATATAGAGAAGACTTTGAAAGAGGTATCTCTAAACAGAGACCAATGAAATGCGCCTTGCCAATAGTGATAAACTGTAAGTTTGTTACTTGCAATAAGAACGATTTTTATAATTGGTTTAAGGACGATCTAGCACATGGGTCAATGTGGTTTAGATTTCTCGACCCAACAACTGGTGATTATCTAAGGGCAAGATTCCAAAATCATACGATACAGCTAACGGCAATAGATGAAAGAGCGCAGCAGTTTGAATTTTCTGCGTCTTTAGAGATTTTAAAATGAGAAACCTATCCGGTAACCTTGTAAGAAATATTACGGCGGTAAGCGGTGTGGAAGAGCACCCAATTGTGTTATTTGAAATAAATCACACCGACCTAGCCTCTACCGTTATGATATGCAACTCAAACTGCGACGTTATTTCAAATGGCAATAGATACATTGCGATACCGATTGATTTTAAATTGCCGAATGACGACCAGGATGCATATCCAGCAGCTAGTATCATTATTGCTAATATCGGGAGAGAGTTGACTCGGTGGATAGAGCTATCCAGAGGGGCCTATGGAGCAAGTGTAACCTACAAGATAATTGAAAGAAGTAATCCTGACTATGTTGAGTTTGAAAGTTCTGCCGAGGTCATTGGGATAACGATGAATAATAAGACGGTAACTCTCAATATTAGCTACGATTACATTTTGGGAAAAAGAGCCGTTCCAAAGCGATACGATAAACAGGAGGCTCCAGGACTGTTTTGATGCATTGGTCGCATAAATATATAGGCTATAGTTATAACCAATACAACTGTGCGCAACTATGCAAAGAAGTTCTTGCCGAAGAGTTTGGCTTTGATCTAGTCCTCCCATCATATAGCGATAACCTCAAAGACCAGTCTGAAAAAATTGAGTCAAATAAAAACAAATACCTTACAGAGACCCTTATACCTTCCGAGGGCGACTGTGTGCTCATGGACGCCAAGTATGAGTCATGTCATCTTGGCGTCTTTGTTCACATTGATGGCGTTGACTACGTTCTGCATTCAATGAAAGCCTTTGGTAGCGTGTGCCTACACAAGGTTAGGGACATTGATAAACTTGGGCTAAAAATAAGAGGCTACTATAGATGGCAAATGTAGTCGCATACAGAAATGCACTCAACCCAAGGGATGACGTTGCGTATAAGTGCTATGAGAATATAGTAACCGTTTATGATGTCCTAAATGACCTTGGAATAATTGGCAACAATATCGGTGTTATTATTAATGGAGAAGAACGGGATGAGGTGCGTGAGAGTGACGAACTTCATCCGGATGATTTTGTTCAAATAATCTCAATCCCAGAAGGCGGAGACAGTAATAAAATTTTTTCGCAAATTGTTAATATTGGGCTAATTGTGGGTGGTGCGCTCTCTGGTCAGGTTCAACTTGTTGTTGCTGGTGCTGCTGGGTTTATCAGTAATATAATATCTGCACAAAGTAGAAAAAATTTATCAAACTTTGATGGGAGCGACCAAACATCTCCAAATTATTCTATTAGCGCAGCTGGAAACCAGGCTAGGCAACTGGGACCTATCCCGCTTGTTCTAAGCGGCGATGGGCATAGGATGTTTCCTGATTTTGCATCAAAACCATATGGAGGGATTGAAGCTTACGAACCAGGAGCAACAACAGATATCCCATCATGGCTTAGCGGTGGAACATTTGACATGCCAGTTGATGCCAATGGGATGACCAGGCCTGGTTTGTTTTATGGAATCTCAACTATTGACTGGATACCTCACACATACGCTGGGTATTCTTATTCCGTATTAGTCGAGTCAAGGATTGATCCAGACGGTGGCTCGCCCCTAGGAGAGACGGTGTATGGAGTTGTTATGCTTGATCCTTTCGCTGAAAGTGGATACAGTTTGGTTACCACACCCCAATTAAACGCGCCATCACCTTCCAACACAAGATACACAAGAAGGTCTTATGTTTTTTTTGATGAACAATCTGACCCATTATTTGGAAACTATGCGCTACTTGATGAATTTTTGGCATACCTCGGTGGAGACCCTCCACCGTCACTGATAAATGGAATAACGGTAATCAATCCAGGAACTGGTGGACCTGGAACACCTGGGTTCGACTACGAAATAAATCAAATAATAGTCCAGGTTCCTTACGAATATCTAGGAACCATTACCATTCAAAATGACAGATTTAGGAACAAGATTTATCATCATTTTAATTTCGGATTTGGTGACCTGGATATTTCTGACCATAAATTCCAAAACACTCCACTATCTTCATTTTTCGACGTCTCTCTATCAAGAGAGGCACAGTCTTTGTTAGACTGGAAGATGGGAACTGTTATATATGGATCAGAAATACCCAGAACAAACGTCGATAGTATTGAGGGCGGTCTATTATCAAATAACAACCCTTCCTACTTAGGAGCGTTTACTGGTCCGACAGTAGCTATCTCAACGACAGACACATCTAAGCATAACTGGATTTATAGAACCGGTCCGGCTGAGACATTAAGAATAGAAATCATTCTAGATGGTAGGCAGTTTAAGCAGGACCCAACTGATGGTGTCGTTGACCTAACGCAGTATTATCAAATACAATACAAGCTCACATCTTCTTCAGTCTGGACAAATATGTCGGGCGTGTCCCCGTCGATAAGGTGGTTTGATACTTACCCTGTAAAAAAACAATATTCTATAGATGTTCCAAGCGGTCAATACGATGTTAGGGTAAGAAAACAAAGCCGGGATACTGATGGGCAACTGAGTATATGCGAGATGAGTTTTGTAGAGGTAAGGTTTATTCAGTCAGACGGTGCTAACTATATCGGACAGAACCAAAGAGGAATTGTTATTTCTGCAAGCGCAGAAACGTCGGGTCATGCACTTGATAGGTATAGCGCTTATGTAAAATCTAAAACATGGAGATACAATTCAATTTCAGATAATTACCAATGGGACTACTCATCTAATCCATCCGATATGTTTTTATATTTTGCGCTTGGCGGATTCAAGACTAATCAGATTGGCTCGGGCGTTTTTCCATCGTCACCAACAGTTGGTTGGTCAACTTGTATTGACACAACTGGAGCAAGCGAAAGGCTCTTTGGTGCTGGGTTATCTTTATCAAGAATAGATTTAGACGTGCTAAAAGAATGGAGTTTGTTTTGTGATCAAAAAAACCTAAAGTTTGATGCAATATTAGACTCTGACAGAAATTGCTGGGATGTATTGGGTGATATAGCACAAGCAGGAAGAGGATACCTAACCTGGGCAAGTGGCAAGCTTGGCGTCATATGGGAAAGCGAACTAGACCAGCCAGTGGCAATGTTTGGCATGAATAACATAATAAAAGATAGCTTTTCCATTGCGTACAACAACCTAGATAGGGCGGAGGAAATTGTAGTCAAGTTTGCTGACAGAAACAATGAATGGGAACAGGCCGAGGCGAGGACGAATAGGCCAGACATAGCAAGCCCAGTGAGATCAAGGACAACCGAAGCTTGGGGAATAACAAGCTACGATCAAGCCAAGAGGTTGGCAAATATATTAGCAGCTCAAGAATACGTGAGAAAAAGAACAATATCATTTGAGACAGACATTGAGCATTTGATTGCAACGAGAGGCGATGTTGTTTACTTATCACACGATCTGATCGGATGGGATAAATCGGATAGGGTAAAGCAAATTGAGATAGAAAGCGGTTTATTGTTAAGGTTTAAAACGTGGTGCTCATTTGCATCTGCAACTTATGCCATTATTAGGCTAATGAATGGAGATATGATAAAGGTCGAAATTGAACAAGTTGACGACTGGATGGTTGTAACGTCTGGCGCAGTAAGTGCGAGTGATTTGCCTTCGGTTCTTAACTCCATCGACTTTACAGAAAACACTGAATCATTATACGAAAACAGCCAACCAGAAGATATTATGGTAATAGTTGGCGATGGCAGTGAACCAAGAAAAAAAGTAAGAATTGCATCAATCCAACCATCTGGCGATAATAAGGCGTCAATCGTCTGTGTTGATGAAGACCCTTTTATTTATTCCTATGAATACAATGACCTACCATCCAGCATACCGGATACATCTGAAGTGGTATCACCTGAAGTAGTGTCTTCCGTTAAGAATGTGTCAGAAATCGTGAATGGCGATACTGTTACAATATTCTGGGACAATGATGGATCAATTGGTTGCCTTGTGCATTATGCAATAAACGGTGGGACAGAGATTCAATATAACGAATCTGGCTCCTACACGTTCTCAAGTTCAGTTAGTGTCCAAGTGCCCACTGGGGCGCACGTGAGATACCGTCTTGTTCCAATATCAGTTGGCGCTCCATTCGTTTCAAATGAGTACATTGGGGAGGTTTTCCTTGAACCTTAAGCTGTCAAACAAAAAAGACTTCTACGAGTTTAGTGAAATAGTTGGCAATGCTTACTCTGCGTCAAGTGGATCAAGGGAGATCAATTATGCAATAGGAGAGGTTCTCTCATCGAATACAAGATCAAGATTTAGGCATGGCAAGGGACCAGACGGTAAAAAGTGGAAACAGTCGATAAGGTCTAAGATCGATGGAAACTCTACGCTATACAAGACTGGGACACTTAGATCATCAATTGGTTTTTCATCTGATAGCAAAACAGTAAAGATTGGCACAAATCTAATATACGCAAAAATTCATCAACTTGGTGGAGTAATAAAGGCAAAGACTGCAAGGTTTTTGGTCTTTAAAATCGGAAACAAGTTTATCAGGAAGAAACAAGTTGAGATTCCAGCACGACCATTCCTTGGAATATCAATAGACGACAAAAAAGATATATTGCAAATCATAAAGGACTACCTAAGGGGCAAGAAATGAACTTAAAGGTTATTGATAAAAATACAAACGTGCCGATGTATGTTGTGTCAACGCTGCTAATTATACTAGTTGGGTTTAGCTATCGAACAATCGATAGAAGCATCGAAGCAAATGCCAGCGATATTGAAGTAATCCAAAATAAAAATGAAGTACTGAATGACAGGATAAGGAATATAGAAATAAAGCTGAGCGAGATAAAGGCTATCCTTGAGAGGATAGAAAGGCGATAGGGGCCTAAGTTATTGGTAATACTGGTAATACACTGTACTAGTGAGCCAATACTTTAATAGAAAATATTTCACTGTTGACGATGGAAAGATTTGGCACCTTCAATACGCCCACCCAGTCTTGTGCTTAATTTTATCAGACATGGCGCTATACTGCATAAACAACAATAAGGTTTTGCGAGCTACATCTGTAATTAGACCGCATGGAGATGGGATATCCAAGAGTAAAACCCATCAGACAGCAAGGGCTTTTGATGTAAGCATAAAGGGCTGGGATATATTTTTTATAAATAACTTTATTGATTATTTCGGCGAAAAATACAGCGAGTATGCAGCTGTTAATTACAGCGGAGCCAAGGCTTTAATAGTCCACCATGACTCTGGGTTTGGTCCGCATTTGCATGTCCAAATAAATAGCAAGTACAAAAGTTCTATAAAATATGAAACCCTTGGAGCGCAATAATGGAAACTAAAAAATGGTATGAGAGTAAAACATTGTGGGCAAATCTAATTCTAGCTGGAGTTGCTTTTTCACCAAAGCTAAAGGATGTCGTAAGTGAGGATGCTATTGGCGCCGCTTTCACTGTTTTAAACATTATCTTAAGGCTCTTTTTTACTAACACAAAAATAGAGTTTAAATGATAAAGCTTCTTAATGCGATTATAGCTCTGTCAGCAATATTCTTTAAAGTAGATGAGTGGGCAAGGTCTGCATTGCTAGAGATAGAAAAAAAAAGAGATGAAAAGGCTATAAATGATGCGTTCAATTCAGGTGATATTAATCGCCTTAATGACATTTTCATGCGCAACAAAAAAGATTAGATTTGATCCAGGCTTTATTTTTTTAAAAGATGAGTCTGGTGAGCAAAAAGCATGTCTTAGTCGTGAGAAAGTA